CCCTAGACAAGGTCCCACAGCCTTCATGATTCGAATAACACCAGGAGATAGTATGATTCGCTTAGCAGTCGGTATTTGCCTATATCTTTCAAGATTAGGCTTATTCCTTCTGCATAGCAGTCTTACGAAATTCCTGGTGGTTTCAACTTCTTATGTCAGTTCTTCTCGTATTTATATGAGATTATCTGGCAAAGTTGCTGGTATCCGAATCAAGATCTGGAATAGGTACAAATGAGAACCAGAAACACAACCCTATCCGCTAACTTTCCTGGACGTGATGCGACAGTGTACCAGCGTGTATGGGATAATCCTAATGGCGTGACGAGGATTAATAGTCCTCCGTCTATCGGCGTTAGTTTTGTTCCCTTTACAACTCGTACTGCTCTCTCATCTATACAAGATGTTATCGGATCCGTGCCTCCCGAAGTTCGTGTTGATCCAAAGACTCATCGTTGGGTTAGGATTAGAAAACCTAACCCCCCTAAGCTTTTGAATCAAGCGGTCCTCGAGAAGTGGAATCGCAGTAATATGCGATCCCTTTCTCCTTTAAATAATCTGATTATATCCTCAAAGGTTCCTCGTCGTGAACAGACCTTACGGCCTGTTCACCCTTGTTACCATGAGAAGACGGTCGTCGAACCCGTTAAGGGCGAAGCGTCCATTATTCAGATATCTACTGGTGAAATTGGTTTTATGGGTGGTTATACTGATTCTTCTACGCAGACTTACGACTCCTTTCCTACTTTGATCTCCAAGCGATCGTATACGTCGGACTTGCTCACTAATTTTAGTGGGTTAAGCCACATGTATACTGTCCAAGGTTTTCATAGCCAGGATTGGTTTTCCCTAATGTCTAAATTCGATGAGGCTTGCAATAGCTTCATTCCCTCTTCGTTTATGTTGGGTGAAGACATACGCGATAATGCTATCTTTATTGATGCATTTAAAGCTGTGTTTAATCCAACATTTGCCGTGAAAGGATTAATCCATTTCATGACAAATCACGTTAAGGGTTTCCGAAAGAAGACATTAGGTGATGTCGGTCGTCAGATTGCGAGGGATGGAGCTGACTCTTGGTTGTCATACAACTTTGGGTTTAAACCAGCGCTAAAGGATATCAGTGATGCACTCGGTGCGCACGTTAAAGTGCAGCGCCGAATGGATTTCTTATCCAATAATGGTGGCAACTTTGTCCCGGTCCGTGTCAGAAACGATATCGCTTCTGACTTCACGAATACTGACGTATCACGCAATACTGCCCATCAGTTCTATATTAAGTGCGATTCTCGTACTTCTATAGGTACTATTGGGTGTATGGCGAAAATACGTGAAGACCTCAATTTTGGAGACACATGGTCGGCATACTTGCAATACTTCGGTATTAACAAGATTGTCGGCCTTGCATGGGAACTTGTTCCCTGCTCCTTTATCGTTGATTGGATTGGCAATGTAAAAGAACGTATAAATTATTATACGCGACTTAACACTGGTGGTCCTTTCACCGAGTTTCGCGGCTTATGTAGTTCCCTGAAGGAGCAAACAAAGTTAAATCTTTGTTGGCTCACTCCCGAGAGCGTAATAGCCCCGAAAGAGGAAGTTGTTTGTGCCGTTCAGACACAATCAGCTTATTCGCGAAACCTGAATATTCCAGATACATCGGGCGTTGTTGATTTATCGACGCTCGGTCTCTTCCACGGAGTAACGTC